CTTTGACTGTCATTACACCTTTGTTAGCATCAAAATCATCTACAACTACGCCAACGCTAAATCCATCGCGTAATCCTTCGGCTGCCTCTAATAAACTGTCATCACCGGCAATTGTTCCTGCAATCTTAAATGTTGCATAAATGCCTTTAGCATCCTCTGTTATGTCAATCATTTTTCCAATTGGTCTTGTGCGGTCATGCTCAAGCAATAATTTAACAGGCTTAGAGAAATCAATGCTGCCTTTCTCAAATACTGTTGCACCTGCACTTGTCAAGCCTTTTTCGTCAAATGACACAATTGTGCCAGACATTGTGCGCTTGCGACTATCAGCTGCGGTTAGTGTTATTGGGAAATTGATCTTTAATGTTTTACTCATCGGATCAAGTCCTCCTCCTCTTGTATTTGCTCAACGCTCATTGCGCCAACGCGATTTAGGATTTCATAAACTTGCGCACGCTCTAATGCAGATCCACGCAAGAAATCGTCAATGTCAAATCTGACCTCAACACCATTTGGCACAAAATCAGCCATTGAAAGTCTTTGTTCAATTGCAGTTAAGATTGGTCGCAATGAGAAATCAATTAATGCTTTTCTTTCAGCTGTCATGTTTGAATAAGTCATTGATGTAGTTTCGGCAGATATAAAACTTGCAGGAATACCAACAGCACGACTGCATTCAAGTGCTAAGTATTGACGGGCTTCATTGAGTTGAAGTTTGGCAGGATCAAAACCTAATGCTTGCAATTCAACATCAGCATTTAAGAATGCAGTTGATCTAGTCGCACGACTTGCTTTCCAACTCTCAAGTAATCTTGTAATTCGCTCTGGTGTTAAGTTTGTGCCATTTGATTTTAGCACCATTGTTGGAACTGGTTCTTTAGCATACATCTCAGCTGCTTTTTCTAATTCTTGTGCTGCTCTTATTGTGCGACCTGCGCGATTAAGCACACCTTCATCTAAACCATTAAATACAACTAAACTGCTAACACCACTAAGCGGTAATTCCTCACCATCAATTCTGTAAAACAAAATCTCTGTTTGATTGTAATTTAATTGGTAAGTAATTCGATCTGGCGAAATTCTTGTCCATGCTCTTACTCTTGCGCCATCGCTGTCTGAGTAACTATCTAATACTTGACCATAAGCAAATCCTGTAAATAATAAATCCTCAGCTATCCAAGCGTATGTCGCACTTCCTGGTATGCGTGGATCAGGTTGCATTAAAACTCTTGTTGGTCGTATGTGTTCTTTTGTAAAATGATTGTAAGTTTCAATTGGTAATGATCCAACTGTTGAGCAAATTATGTTTCTTGCTCTCGCACATGCTGGAACTGACATTGCTTGCTCACGCGTTGCAGATTGTGTTCCAAAGAATACGCCACCAACGGCAGCTTGAATGTTATAAGGCGCATAAGATGCAGCCACATCAGTTAGTGGTGTAATTGTCTTATTTGTGATAAAACGATCTAATAATCCCATTAGCACATAATATACCATATAACCTAATTATCCGATTTGTATGTCAATTTCCGTTTCAAGTTGTGTCGCAAAATAAGTTACTAAAGCGGTTGCAACGCTGGCACAAACTGCCACTCGACTTGCTCGCCTTCCAATAATCCAACTTCCATCACCATAAGGCAATTTTGCAGCTGACAAGGTTTGCTGTGTTAATTCCTCTTGTCCAGAATGCTGCAACCTGTGTGAGTTAATTGCTCCAAGCCAACGATCACAGCTCTCGGCATAAATAGCACCATCCATGTCAGTTACTTGAATGCCGGCAGGAACTAACCTTGATGCAACTGCCTGACTTGTCCTTTTGCTGTAAGCGACAGTTTGCGTGTTGTATTTCCTGACATAAGGCGCAATATCGTTTGCAACTGCTAGATCGTTTAAGCTGTAATCGTTTGACCAAGTATGCAGCAATTGCACATAAAATCTTTCACCCGATAATCTTTGTGCAGCAACTAATGCACCAAACTTTCTATCAGGCGACAAATCAAGGCCAAGCCAAGTAGGTTGTTCAGGATCTAGCGGTATTGCATCTATTTGACACATTGCCCACTTTTGCGGATCAATTGCGCTGTTTATTGTATCGACCCATTGCGTAAGCAACTCAGTCCTAACAATATCTGGTGGATCATTGATTGCAGCTTTAATGTTATCTGGATGGATTGTCATTCCTAAAGACGGATTGGCTTGAGCAAATGCAGACCAGTTAATCTCACCTGACGGAAGCAAGATTGGTGCATCCGGTTCTGCGCTCCACTCAAACCAACCAATCGGGTCATTGGTCGTAGCTGATGCCAACGCCCGTTCGCGTAATTTGTTAAGTATAACTGAATGCTGATCACCTGCTGAGGAATAGACCCATACTTGCGGATTTTTAGCACTCATCATGGAGTAACGCATTGATGACCAGGCATCCTCATCTTTGTATTCTCTAAGCTCATCCATGTGAATTGTTTCAGGTTTGCTCAAACCTCTAGCTGCATTGTTAGCAGCCTTGACAACAAATCGTCTGTTGCCAAATAATTCAATTTCCTCCGCGCCATGTTGCCAGCGGATTTTCTTTACTTCTTTCTCAAGTGCCGGATGTGTTTCAATTAAGCCAACAATCTGTCTAAATGTTTCAAGTGATGTGGTAAGTCTGTGAGCTGATGCAAGTTGTAATCCTTCGCCCCAAACAAACATACCGGTCAAAATACGCAACATCATCAATGTGCTTTTGCCATTCTGACGACTTAAGCAAATTCCAACTTCGGAATGATGCCATCGATTATCTGGTTTGTATTTGTGAGCCTGAATTGCAACGAATTTTTGCCAATCCATAAGTTCGATTGAGAGAGAAGCTGCAAAATCAATCATTTCTTGACCTTTAGACGGCAAATCATTGAGTTTTGAGCAAATACGCGGTGTTTGAACACCTCCTAAAGTCGATTGAGCGTGATCTACGCTTATCTCTCCAGTTTTAAGGTCAATCAATTCGATCCAGTCTGATCGTGGCTGATCGAGGTGTTTTGTGGGTTAGAAAAGGAACGGGGGGTCGGTGGTGTCCGCTGCGCTACAAAAAACCGCCCACCTTTAGATAAATTACATCTACGACAACTTGCAACTAAATTATCATCACTATCATTACCATTTAATCTTCGAGGAATGACATGATCGACTGTGTTTGCCTCTTGCCCACAGTATTGGCAGATAAAACCATCACGCCTTAGTATTCTTTGTTTAATCTTTGTCCATTGTCTGGTTGATCCAGTAGATCGTAATGCACTGCTACTCATCAGTAATATCCTTTACGATTATGGAAGGCTAATGCTTGACATGGCGTTTGATGTCTGTGCTCAATATAGCGTAAGCCAAGATCTATTTGTCTAAATGGATTTGTTTCTTTCATCTTTAGAATTTGTGGTATTCCATAAGCTGATGACCTTGCATTCTTAGCTGTTGGCGACCATCTGCTTTCTTTGTGCCACAGCTCCTCAATACAGTAATATTGATCTAAATCATTTAATTCAATAAATGTATATTGCTTGAAATGTTGTATTTTGTATTGACTATAAGCAACGGAATAATCTTTTGATAAGCAAATGCTAAATGCAATTAGCAATAGGATTGCCCAAACTCTGCGCCTTCCGGGTCTAGCTGTTGGCGACCCAGCTTTTCGATTTAAGATCGAACGCTTTCTGTTCATGTTACACCCTATGTCAAATCCCACGCTTATTTCATGGCGTGTCGATAATAAGTTGTAATGCATAGTAAGCCTGTTGTGGAACAACACCATTACCAAGCATCTTTAATTGTTGCGATCTAGATAAATCTAAATCAGTTACCCATCCAACAGGTAAGCCCATCATGTATTCGACAAACTTAGCGTTTAATTTTCCATCGACCAATGTATTCGGTATGATCTGCATAGACATTTCACATCGTGAAGCAAATCTGCTCCCCAATCCCGACATTTGCCCGTTGTATGACTGATATTCGTTGTTGGCGTGGCTATCAATCTCACAGCTACACCTGTGCTTGCGCCCGGTTTCCCAAGTGTTTTGCCTTGATTGAAGTCCTCCACTCTCTGTCGATATCTCTCGATTGGTTCGTCGTGGTTTCTCACATGCATCGCTGTTGGCGTTGGCAACAAACTTACTGCATTTGGAAGTTGTATGTTTCTCGTTGATTTGCCTTTGTAATCTCTCGCCATTGGAGTAGGCAATAATGAATAATCTTGCTCTTTGATGGGGAGCACCGACATCACTAGCTCGAACAATACGCCATTTTGCATCATACCCATTTTTGGCAAGGTCGCTGAGAACTTCTTTGAAACCGAGAGAGAGATGCCCTCTGACATTTTCCAAGACGATATATTTTGGTCGTAAGATGCTAATTCCTTTAAGTATGTGCGGCCAGATATGTCTTTCATCATTATCACCTTTCCTTTGTCCTGCATGGCTAAAAGGCTGACATGGATAGCCAGCTGTAAGAATATCTATTGGCTCAACTGTAGCCCAATCAATTTGTTTAATATCACCAAGATTAGGTTTATCAAATCTTTCCTGAATAAGTTTTGATGCATATTTATCATTCTCGGCACACCAAACCATTTCAGCATTAAAGTAAGTTTCAACTGCCATGTCTAAACCACCATAACCAGTGCATAATGATCCAATTTTCATTTAGCCCCAATCAATTTACAGGTATGACACGCCAGATCCTTAAATTGCCAAGATCCGCATTGGTTGCACCGGCTAATTGTGCTGTCGGGAATAGATAAGGCTTCAGCTATATTTTTGATGCCAACACAGCCACAATCCATGCATTGATAAGCCTTAAATCCATCTGGCGTATCTAGCTGCTCAAGCCATAGAAACTCAGTCTTGCGACTGCAACCATTACACTTAAATAAAGTCATTTTGTGGTATCTTTCCTATTGCCTGCAATGGCAAATAGCACATACCAAATACTGACCATCATGTAATAATCTGTCATCATTACAGCTTACACATCGATCGCTTGTTGGTTCTAGGACTACGCCTTGACTGGTAAATCTTGCTTGTAGTCCTGAACCATCAATCATTATCATTTCACCCATTTAATCCTCCTCTCTAAAGAACCAACTGCCATTAGCAGCTGTAACTGCCCACTTAGCATTGCATTGCTCACCTTTTGGTGCGCTGCAAACATAGCCAAAATACGGCTTACCAGTTTTAGCAGTTCCTTCTTTTAATATCATCAAGCCATGTGTGCATTCTTGCTGTTTAGGTTTGGTCGATAAGGCTTCTGCAACATCACCGACTGACCAAGTTGTCGGTTCGCTTGTTGGCGTAGCATCATCTGCAAATGATTTTCGGAGTGCCATTTCAATAACTTGCGAATTGCCACTTCTGCCATAAATGTTTTTAATTGGTTCATCATTTACCTTTTTCATGTCATCCTTTGTAGCTGTTTTGTCAGATCCTTTAAGTAAGATTATTGCCCTACCCAATGCGCTTGTAGCTGTATCCTCAACATAAAACTTTTTCATGTTTTGGATATAACTCTCGCGTGCGCCAAATGCAACATTGCTAACTGCTGGTGATGTGTCTTTACTATCTCGCCACAATGTCGCTTGCACCAAGATATAACCATTGACTGCATCATGGCTGATCACAGATATATCTGATCTGCCTGATGGGAAGTTGGATATAAACCATTTGTTGAGAGTAGCCACATCCTCATAATCGGCTAAGTTAAATGCCATCATTTACTCCAAAATCATTCTCGTATTGGTCGTGCAGCTCTGAATATATTGCCGCGTAACCAATGATGTCTTTAACACTATCTTTGTGATTTGGAGTTTCTGAGAGCCTTGACACTTTGACAAGCAACTGCATAAGGCTAACTTGCATAGGCGATATGTAACTTCCATAGTAAGCAGACCACAGTTCGCTGATCCGTTCGTGATTGCTTCGACTGCTTCCGTAAATCGATCCTCTTTGACTAAGGATTTGGGCGCATTCATCTAGCAGTTCAGTTCTGCTTGTCATAATCAAATACAGACTGAGATTTTAACTTCCGGACTTTTTCATAATGTTCATTAGCTGCTCGCCAACCAGCTGATCTACCAGACCAGTAACCACGATCAAATGATTGATCCATTATTTTGGTTACAATCCCATAACCTATTATTATCCCCAACATGCAATAGAGCCATATCCAAGGTGCTGTCGTTTCAATCATTTTGTTGCCCACTCCCGTATTACTTTAGGCATCGCAACAGGATCTCTGTCATCGATTACTTTATAGGTTGCTCCTGACGGATGTATTGATGTTGCAGCAGCAACATACCCTTTCCATTTGATGTCAATTCCATCAGTTAATTTACCCTTAAATACATCAGATTGATTAGCTGTGTAATAAAGGTGTAAGCCATCACCAGTTTGAACTGTGTAAGTTGGCTCAAACTCAGGCAGCAATTCGCCTCCATTGCGGTAATCAATATCAAAGACAACTAGACCTGATTGATAACAGGCTATGCCAATGTTGATTTTGTGGTCATAATCAAACCAAAAGTTGATAAGTTCTTGGTCGGTTGTAGCTGATAGAT